TCCCGCCTCGTATAAACATCGCATCCCCCATACTGACGGGAGTCGGGATGCCAGTATGGAAAGTAGCGAAAACGCGAGCATTTTCAAAACGCAGGAGTGCCTCTGGTTTCGTCTGAAACGCTATCATTGCATCCAAAGATTGTTTGTATCTGTGCAGCAAAAAAGCCCCGTGTGGGGCCTTTTTGTTCGGCATAGCACCGCGTATTTCTATTTTAGCAGATACTTGCCGATAATGCAACCGCTTTTTGGACGGTATCAGCGGCCGAGCGTAAAGCTCACTCCGGCAAAGTCATCTGCGGTCAAGACGTAGGTTCCGTTGTCCCACGCCTCGTTGACAAGCATCTTGGCTTCTTCCCAACTTGCGGCTTCGACGGGTACGGCCTTCTTCAGGTATTCGATGATGACCACATCGTAGGTGCTGGTCCGGGGCGGAAGCGCTACCTTTGCGCGTTCCATCATCATGCCCAGAATCAGCTCGTCCTTCTGAAGCTCGCTGAAATAGTCCGGGTCGCCGCCTTCTTTTCCCGCTTCCTCCAGAAGAAGCTCGCTGTTCATCTCCTGACAGAAGTCGATGCAGTCCCGGATGGTGTATGGCTGATCGTTGTTGGCATTCTCGCCGTCCTGATTGTCATGCAGGGCGAGATGGAACTTGTCATCCATCATCAGGCTGTAGTCATGCCCCTCCAGATAGCCCAGCAGCACTTTGGCCTCAATGGCGGCAAGCTCAACACCCTGCCGGACAGAAACGGCCATCAATTCTTCGGACTTCGTAATCAGCGTCATATAAGCGCTCTCCTTTCATTCCATACAGACTTTTCCGACCGAAAGCAGATACGAGCACCAGCCGTAGCTGATGCCGAGGGCGATAGCCCGGTTGTTTACCTGTTCAATCGTGTACTTCGGTGGTTTGAACGGCCTCGGCTCCCCTGCCAGCAACTCCTCAAGGCGGCTCTGTTTTCTGCGGGTGGACTGTTCCTTGCTCCGTTCGGCATAATACTCGCGGTTCGCCAGATAGTATCGGTGGAAGGCTTCGGCCTGACGCTTCTTGGCGCACTCCTTGCAGAACCGCTGGCGGTTCGTCGGGTTTTCAATCTCCCTTCCACACACCTCACACTTCTTGCCGGTCATCTGAAAATCCTCCCGGAGTCCTTATCCATGAGAACAACCCGGCCCACGATCTCAAACCCGGCGAGATCGGCTACCTGCTTCAGTGCGCCGACCAACGCGCTGATGGTGCGCATTCGGGCCGCTTCAAGCTGTTCCTCCTTGCGGATGTTCTTGTGCGCCTCATACGGCGTCGGGTCGTTGTAATGCTCGCTGTTCTTCAGTTCCACGGTCGGCACCTCCTCATCAACAGATCATCGGAATCAGAAAGAACCACAACGGGTACGTCTGCCCAGTTACGATAATGGCCGCGACAATCGCAGCTCCAACTGCCAGCCACTTGGCTGCATCAGACATTTCAGCCCACATTAGTTTTTCCCTCCGTTTCAAGGTCTTTGTACGTTTTTTCCATCATCCGCTCTGAAAAATACAGCGCTTCAGCCAGTCTTCCCTCAACGATCATTCGCTCGGTGCAGGGCGGAAATTTGGAGCATTCAAACAGCGCTTTTCTGACCGCATAACGAAATCCATCACTTGCAATTCTGAGGTCAAACATTTCTTTACGTGTCATTCTGCTTTTTCCTCCGGCGCTACAGGCAACGGCATCCAGAACGGAACGTCCACAGGGTGAAAAATTGCATTCTCCCAATATGTGATGTCAACGTGCTTGACCGCGGCTCCCCAAACAATGATTCTTCCGAGTCTGTCAGCATCCGCTTCTGTCGGCGGGTCATACTTGGAATTTCTCCAGCATTGACCGGCCACTTCCTGCGGGGTAGCTTCTGGCTGGGTGTCGATATAGTTCTCCACATCCCGTAATGTGTGGATATGGCCTACCTTCATGCCCATGCGCAGGAACTCTTTCAGCATCTCAGCTTCAAGATACCGTTTCTTACTCATAAGGCGTCGTCCTCCTTTGCCTCAACAACGTAGCACCAGCTCTGGGGCGGCTTGCTCAAACAGCAGCCATTGA